TCGTTGTCGATCGCGCCATAGACGAGCCAGTCGCGCATCTCGGCCCACATCTCAGCCCGACGGTTGAGGTACTTCTCCTCGTCTCGGGCCTTCTCTCCCGACTGCACCTCGATCACCCGGTAGCCCAGCATCTTGAGCCGGTCGACCACGCCACCCCCGACCCCGCCGCCGTCCACGAACACGGCATCGGGCTTCAGGCGCTCGATGGCCGTCGCCGCCTCGGTGGCCAGCGCCATGGTGTCCTTTCCCCGGAACCGCATGGGCTTGATGCTCCTCGCGTCCCGTCCGCGCCGGAACCGGAACACCGACTCGTCGTCCCCGAACCGGGCGACGTCGATGCCCATGGTCAGGGGTGCGCCGTCGTCGGGCACCATGTCTCGGTCAGCCGCATACTGAGCCACCTCGCGTCCGATGAACTGGTTTGAGCCGGTGCGCGGGAACTGACCCTTGACCTCGATGCGGGTGACATCGTGGTCCTCGCCGTACTTGTCCGCTATGCGCTGGTACACGGCCTTGTCCACACCCTCCACGGTGCGCGAGTCCACGTACCGGGCATCCCAGAACGCCCGGTCCTTGTGGAAGGCATCGAAGAACCGTCCGGTGTTGCGCCGCGGGTTCGAGATGGCCAGCCACAGGCGCAGTGGCGCCATGTCCGTGAAGAACCCCTCGGTGACCTGCCAGATCGGGTCCGGGATGCCCGACGCCTCGTCGAACTGGACCATCATGCCAATCTGGCTGTGGGCCCCGGCGAACGCATCCGGGTTCTCGGCTGACCACGACTGCGCATCGACGTAGTAATACTGCGTGTCCATCTTGAGTTGCGACTCGACCACATCGGCGAACCAGCGTGCCGGCCTGAGCGACATGCTCGACTTCTCGAACCAGTGCCGGTTGATGGCCATCGTGTGCCACTTGCCGAGTTCAGCCATGGTCCTGGACCGAAGCTGTGTCTCGGTGTTCGCGGTCACGATCCCCGTGCTCCCGATCCAGCACGACGCCACCCACAGGTCGAGCATCGAGAGCCACGCGCTCTTGCCGATCCCCCGACCCGACGAGATGGCCAGGTACAGCGGCGACCCGGGCAGCCCGATCCGCGCCTTCTCCTGATCAAGCAACAGGTGGTCCTGGATGCGCTTGAACTCATCAAGCTGCCAGGTCCGTGGACCTTCTACCCGCTCCAGTGGTGTGCCCTTCACGCCCCATGGGAACGCATACCTGACGAACCCCTCGGGGTCGTAGCGGAACCCCAGCAGCGTGGTGATGAGGTCCTGCTCCCCGACGAGGGGGGACGAGTTACGAGGTGCGGCCATCGACGACTCGTGCCTGCACGTCCACCACCCTTGACCTGTCCAGCCTCTCCTGCGCCTCGCGCATCGCGTCGCCCAGGTTGATCGTGACCGTCTGGTCGATCTGCTTCGTATCCCCGAACCGCTTCTTGTCCATGACCCCGAGCATCCACTTCCTGGTGTTGATCCTCAAGGTACTCCTGTTCACATCCTCGAGGCTGTCCGACGCATCGGCGATGGTGAGCATGTCCTGCTTGATGACCTCGGCACCCACCATCTGCGCCTCCTCGTACCGGGCACGTCTCCCCTCATCCCGGTACACCCACGAGATGAAACGCGCATAGCTCGGGGCTCTGGGGTCATTCTCGAACATCTGGTTCACGAGCATGCGTCCCTCGCGCACCACGTCGAGTACATCGTCGAACAACGACTCGAAGGTCACCTGCTCGATGGCTCGCTGGTTCTCCCGGAGTTGCTGCTTTGTCTTGATCACCTCGGGGTGGTAGTACGGCAGGGGCTCGGGTGCCAGCCACCCGGGGAGGCTTTCGAGTTGGGGCTGTTGGGTGATGGGGCTCGTGTCCACGGGTGGAATGTATCACATGGGGGTGGTGTGTGGTCAAGCGGGAGGTGTGGTGCTGATAATTAGTGACTCAATGACTCTCTGGTTCTCACTGTGTAGTTTTATTTCTGAGTCAATGACTTTTTAGTTTCTCGGGTTCTATGGAAATAAAGATTCAATGACTTTTCAGTTTCACGGGTTCTTGGATTCTCTGAGTGACCACCCCCGACACCGCGCCGCCAGGACCTGGGGGCCCTGGGGGTGGGTCCAGTGAATCCGTGACCATCGAGCCCGTCACCACTACGGCGCATGACCCCGAGGCCCGCGAGATACGCTCTCCATCTATCCCTGATGCGTTGAACCATGGTCCAAGCCTATCCATGATGCATTGACTCACTGATTCCCTGTATCCCTGATTCACGGGTGCATTGAACCCATGATGTGACAATGTGACAGGGAATGCCACGCAATGACTAATTCACGGGTTCAATGAGTCAGATGTGACAGATTGACCTTTCCGGGTAAACATGGTTTTGGACTACTTTTCGAAAAAAATCTGCGCATGGTCATGCAGAATCCCTAAGGCACATTTGTCACACCCTGACCCATTGACCCATTGAACCCGTAACCCATTGAACCACTACAACCCGCTAACATATGACCCATTGAACCATCGATTATGGGAAGATGTAATAATGTGTAACAATGCTTGGTGCATTGCATGGATGCCCGATAATTGACCCATCGTAAACAAACCGGAGTCATTGAACCATGTTTCACCCCGACATCCTCGCCGCATACGGATATGCTCGCGTTTACTCGCAACGCAACGCCGTTGACGCATGCACCGACGTCGCCGAGTATTACGGTCTACCCGTTGCCACGCTCGCGGGTTTCTTGGTGCGCATGCACATCGCCGCACACACTGATGCCACCCGTCTTTCAGTGCTTGCCTGAATGCCCTAATTGCCGATTCAATGAATCGGCAATTGGATGCACTCCTGCATCGCGTAACTGTGAGGTAACCAATATGAAAACGTGGCAAATTCTTGACGCCTACCATGTGCATGGGTTGGCTTTTACTGTGGGTCATTGCGCCCGGTGTTTCCGGCGCCGGCTCGGCGTCAATTCGAAGGCTGCACGGAAAATGGCACTGGTTCAGGTGCGCACTGTGCTCTCGCATGCGATCGACAATGGGAGCTTCCATCATGGCGCATAAGCAGACAATCATTCAAGCCCTGCGCCAATGGGTATCTCAGCGCCCGGGATTGGACTATGGCAACTATGGTGATCCTGTCGCCTATCGTTCCGAGGTGCGCAGCATCGGGAAAGACCTGCAGCATGCTCGCAAACTGATTGATTACGTCGCATGGCATGACAGTATCACTGCTGAGATGATCCTTGATGCTGCGAAGTCTGGCAGGCTTTCGATTGTTGTCGAAGGGGACAAGGTGCGGATTGACTACTGCACCGGGCAGTATTGGCCCACGGAATACCGGCCGGCTGTTTGTCGTTTGTTGTCGTCTGTCATTTGGTATTGGATCAGTGCCAACATGCCGAAGGGCGAGTTGCGCCATAACTCGGAGACTGGGGAAACCTTCGAGCGATACGAAGGCTTGCGCGGTGGCGATTGGATCCGGCGCCAAGCATCACGGGAACTCGGCACCAGTATCGCGCGGAGGTGGTTCCAATGAGTGACGCATACCGCACAGAAACCCGCGAATCGGGTTCCATGTCATTTCGCATCGAATGGGTTTATGACCATGATTGCGATCCCCCATGGGACCGCGAAGATGGCCATGGACCCGTGAGCGATTGGGAACACCGGTCCAAGCGCCCGGGGGAGATGATCCTTAATTCCAACCGTGGCTCCCATCGTTTCTACGACTTCGCCGAAGCTGTGAAACTGGCCAGGAAAGACGGATGGAACACTGCCCCGTACAACTGGCCATCGAGAGGCGCACAGGCCCACGCTGCAGCGCTTGCGGACTTCGAGTACTTGCGCCGCTGGTGCAGCGATCAATGGCACTACTGCGGTATTGTCGTAACCCTGCTCGATGCCGATGGCGAACCCGATTCCGTTGATGCGTCACTATGGGGCATCGAATCCGAGGGCGATGATTACCATGAGGAGGTAATCGGGGAACTGATCGCCGAATGCCTGTCACAGATAACCGCAACGATTGGAGAATGAAATGAAAGCCACAATTCGAAGCCTTGCGCAGTATCACACGCCTACGGAAATTGGCGTCAAGTATGCACCAATGGCGCATCATCTCGCGGGTCTGAGCTGGACCGCATCGGGTTATGGCGCCCGTATCCCCATGCCCTATATGGTTCAGGTACTTGGCAAGTGGCGCCGGGTCTACTGTCGCATCTACTCCAACATCGGCACACTGTTTATCGGCCGCAAGTATGACGGCACCCAGATTATCGACATCGAAAAGGATTAACCATGTTCCTACATTACACAATGACGGATCAAGAGATTCTGCGCACCTGTGAGGGATGCGAATCTCCGCACCTGCGATTAGTTGCCGATAGGCTACGGGCCCGGGTAGACGACCTGCGCACCATCGGCACACTGGCTGCGGGGATCATTGATTCCCATGACCTGAAGGCCATACGAGATGGTATCGAGATGATCCAGGAGACCGCGGAAAGGGACCAATGATGGACATCGATGTAACCGATTTTCTCGCATCAACGGACTGCAGCCTGCTGTCAGGCAGTGTCACGGAACTCGGACCCAACGCAGGCCGGATCACCTGGGCAAACTCAATCAATGCAACGAAGAAATTCAACCCTTTACCCGATGCCGACGCACTGCAAGAGTTCCGCGATTGGTTGAAACCGTGGGGCGGATGGTCCGAGGAGGAGATCGCCGCTATGTCGGATGACCATTTGCGGGCGCTTTGTGTCCAATGGATCGCATCCGACTGGCGCGAGTGTTTCGATTGTGACCCTGACGGCGCCGATTGGTCCGAGTATGAGATCCGCGCATCCGAGGGCAATTGCCCGATTTCGTTCTATCGGAACGATGCCTGCCGGATCTTTTGGGATATGACCCACTAACACGAGGTGTACACAATGAAACCCTGTAAATTTGAATGGCAATGGAACGATGGTCCCATCTGGCCAGATACAAGCATGACCCGGACCCGAGCTGCAGTTTTGCTGCGCGCATGGCGTCGCCAGGCTAGACAGCCCGCGAATTACAAAAACGTGAATCACTTTACCCGCATCGGACCGGGTATCTATCGGGCAGCATCATCGCATGGCGAAGCTGGAACCATGATCATCTGCCGATAGTCGCAACCTTAACCACAATCCCCCCGGGCCCTGTGCCCGGGTTACCTTTTGGAGAAACACAAATGACCCCGATTGAATTGAAACAATGGCAAGCTGAATTGGGCTTGTCCGAAGCCGCCATGGCTCATTACCTCGGAGTTCCGGTGCATACCCTGCGTGGCTGGATCAAGGGCACCAGGGCGCTACAAGCTGCGCCGCTGCGCCTAATCGAGGTGTTGAAACGGGTACAGGATGATTCGCAGCGCATCCATCTGGAGTTGATGCGTGAGGCAAGGGATAGTGAA